CCATTCGTCGACTATTATCTGACCTTCCATAGCAATGTGGTGGAGAACCACAACAACGACGGAGCCGGCAATAGGGTTAACTCGAATGAGAGTGAAATTTTTTCGCTCAAGAGTTCCAAGAACCTTGTCATTCACAATTACTTCAATTGTAGCTTTATCAACCCCAGCTTTCGGGCCGCCACGGATTCTGTGTTGTATGGGAATTTTATCAACGGCTGCAATAGCGATTGGGCTGCGGGGCTTTGGTCGAATAGCAGCACAGCTCACATCATCGCCAATTATTTCTGGGACGGTAATGCCAGTGGCGTTGACGTTCGTGCCGCGATCAAGATTAACAAGGGGATCGAGGAAGCAAACTATACCAACGGCGACTATCTCGCTGCGCACGATAACCACATTGCTTTCAACACGATTTACAATTGGGGCGATCCAATAGAGTTTGGCAACCAGCCGCCAGGCGCTGTACTCCCGAGAGACGGCACGCTGCACAACAATGCCGTCGAGAGAAACGGTGCTGGCAATACGGTTTCCACCGACAACAGGGGAACTGGCTGGGTATCGGCGGGCAACGTCTTTGAATCGCCTGATGGCACGAGCCTGACAGGCATCACTGAGGCGGTGCCCGGATTCACCCTGACCAATGGCCTGCGCATTCCGACTGCGGCGGGCAATCTGGACGGCACGGGCAGCACGGCGCACACCGCACTGGCGACGCACTACATCGACGGCACGCCGATACCCGGTTCAAGCCCCGATGTCGGGGCATTCCCGGTAGGGGCTGATGTGACGGTAAGTCCTGTCACTGAGATTGTTAACGGCGCGGGAGTAGACGGGCTATGAAGCGTCTACTGTGCCTGATTCCTGCGTTTTTCCTGTGCCAGGTTGCCGTGGCACAGATCACATTTATCAATGGCAGCAACACCAATGCTGCTTCAGATACAGCAAGGACCGGCATCGAGCCGACCAACACCGCCGAGAATGACCTGGTCATTGCCATCGGCTCGATCGTTACGACCGGCAGTACGTGGACTGACCCTGCGGATTTCGTGGAGGTCAATCAGCGGGCCGGTTCCGGTAACACCGGATCGATGTATGTCGGCTACAAGGTCCGGGGCTCTGATGCGGGCAGCGGCTACGTATTTTCGACAGACGGTGCAGCCGCGCAAATCGCCCTTACGCTGCTGACATTCCGAGGGCTCCATACAAGCACTCCGCTTGACGTGACGTTTGTCGAGGCCAATCACTCCAATACCGGCACGGACGATCTAACGACGGCAGCGCCTGCGATAACCACAGCGACGAATGGCGCAGTAGTGGTGTTGTTGCAATATTTCAGCGGCGGCATTTCGGGCGTTACGGCCGGCCCGCCGGCTAATTACACCACCGCACTGAATTCGCTGGCCGCAGCAAGGAGTCATGTGAGCGCCTACAGGGCTATTGCAACGGCGGGCACAGAGACACCGGGCGCGTGGACAACTACGGGCGGCACCACCCAAGACCCGACGAACTGGACACTGGCCATCAAACCTGCCTCGGGGGCATCAATCGTGCCGATCGTCATGAATCAATACCGGAGACGCCGGCAATGAGAAAACTGTTATTCCTTCTCCTGCTGATCGCGCCCGCTGCTTATGCAGACTGCGTGTTCAAGGCGGATACGGCCAAGACCATTCCAATAGGGCCGTTCCTCGACTCGACCGATGGAATAACCGCTGAAACTGCGCTGACGATATCTCAAGCCGATGTTCTGCTGTGGAAAGAGGGTGGGACGACCTTCGCGCAAAAGACCGAGGCCACGGCCTGCACGCATCGGAGTAACGGCTTTTACACCTGTCCGTTCGACACAACCGACACGAACACCGAGGGCACGCTGACTATTTCCGTCGCGGAGACTGGTGCGGTCCCGGTCTGGCATGAATGCCAGGTGCTTGCCGCCGACTTCTACGATGCCCGCTATGGCGCGACGGCACTGGTTACTGCGGCGGATGTCGGTCTTTTGTTCAAGTCCACGATTGCCACGGTCAACACCCAAACCTCGTTCGACATGGATGACTCGATTGCGGTCGATGACACGTGGATCGGCAACGAGGTCACGATTGAGGATGCGGACAACGCGACCACTTCGCAGACCAAATACGTTAATGATGTGGACGCGGCGAATAGCCGCATCATCATTGACTCGGACCCGGGATTCACTGTTGCCACGACGGACATCGTTCGTGTCTACGCCAAGCGTCATCCGGCCTTCGATGTGTTCGCACAGCTTGGAGTGTACGACGCGGCCACCAGTGATTATGTGCTCGCACTGGCACAGTTACAGGCACGATCAGATGCCGCGATCAAAGCCGACCGCTCGACGGAGCTGGCCGAACTGAACGCGGATCAGGACAGTGGTGCCGGTACTTACGACAATGAGACGGACTCACAGGAGGCTTCGGACGCCGATAGGGTCACTGCCCAGGCAGGACTCGATCTCTTGACCGGTACCGACGGTGCGACTCTGGCGACGTCACAGCCGAACTATGCACCGGCTACTGCGGCACAGGCGACTACGCTCGACGGCAAGCTCGACACGATCGACGATTTTCTGGACACCGAGATCGCGGCCATTCTGGCTGATACGAACGAGCTGCAGACGGACGATATTCCGGGCCGGCTGGATGATATCGAGGGTGCTACCTTCGACACCTCGACCGATTCGCTCGAGGCGATCCGAAATCGTGGCGATGCCGCATGGACGACGGGAGGCGGTGGCAGTGCTCCGACGGTCGAGGATATTCGCACAGAGATCGACGCTAACTCAACTCAGCTTGCGGCCATCGTAGCTGACACCAATGAACTGCAAACCGACTGGGTTGATGACGGACGTCTGGATCTGATACTTGATGCAAAGGCCAGTCAGTCGAGCGTCGACACCATTGATGACATCGTGGACGACATCCTGGTTGACACCGCAGTAATAGGCACCGCCGGAGCTGGACTTACGGAAGCCGGCGGCACTGGCGATCACCTGACAGCACTTGCCACTGCGGCAGCACTTGCGACGGTCGATACCGAGGTCGGTGTAATCGACGGCATTGTCGATGACATCCTGCTCGATACCGCCGAGATCGCCAATCTGAACGACTTCGACCCGACGAACGACACGGTAGCGAGCGTAACCGCAGTGGGGTCGCTGACAGGCCATACTCCGCAGACCGGCGACTCGTTCGCACGGATTGGCGCCGCTGGCGCTGGCCTGACCGCCGTTCCCTGGAATGCCGCATGGGATGTTGAGGTGCAAAGCGAGGCGGCTGACGCTCTTGCTGCGCTGACCATCGCCGAGCCCACCGCACCGCCGGCATGGGATGACCCGCTCGCCGACTGGATTGCATGGATCGGTGCCTGGAGCCAGAACGAGATCAACCAGACCGCGACCACCAAGACGCTCAGGAACGAAGCGGATGACGCCGATATTGCGACCTGCGGTGTCAGCGACGACGGGACCACGTTTACGAAAGCCGCGTGTCAATGAGCAGACGCTGGCTTGCTCTATTGCTGTTCATGGCGGCGCCAGCCTTTGCGGCCGTGGACACACGCGACAAGCGCGCCTCGGCGGCAAACGTCGGACAGTCGGTGCTCACCCTGCCAAACCCGGACGGCACTATCTCCACGGCGGACAGGGCAATGCTGGCCGGTGAGTATTCGGGGTTAGCGGCTGGCGAGCCGCCCCCTCCAGGCGAAGGACGCTTAAAGCTGCGACTTGATCTGCGAATCACCATTTCCCAGCGGACTGAACAGGATGCCGGATCGCGGCTTAACGAGGTATGACGATGAAATACATATTGATGGCCTTGCTCGCCGCGTTGTATGTCTTTTCTGGCGAGGCAGAAGCGGCCTGCAGTGAACAGTCCGTGAACCAGGCTGGAACGCATATCATCTACATCGGGGATTGCGAGGATGACAATGAGGTCGTGATCCAGACCGGTGACATGACCGGGTACGATGCCTGCTTTTTGATGAGTACCACGGGCATTGTCGATGTGCTGGTGTCCCTGGACGGCACGAATTATTCAACGGCGCCGCTCTCGATGAACGATTATGGCGGGACGTCTGCAGACCCCGTGCTGGTGACGGTGGCGCTCCGTGTGTACGGTTTTGCCTCGAAGTTCCGGCGTATACGGGTGCTGCAGAGCGGCGCCACGGATGCCGCGGCAAGCCTGTTGTGCTGGTCGTATTGATGAAAACGATCGACGCTGCAATTCGCTGGGAGGGCAACAACCTGCCAGCCATTCGCGACTTTATCAAAGGACATCCCTGCGGTGCTGGAAACAGACGGGACTCGAGCGCATATCGTGATCATGGAAGGCCCGAACGTGCTGCTTGAGATATACCTAGACGATGGTGATGGTCTGCTCCGGCAGGGCTATATGCTCGGGGTGGCGCGGAACATCGTGTATTCGAGCGAAATCAGGAAGGAAGATGAGCAAGTCCACTAAGCGGGGGCGCCCTTCGAAGTTCTCGGCCGAGATGTGCAAGCAGGTAGTAAAGCTGTGTCGTCTTGGTGCAATGGACACGGAACTGGCGGATTTCTTTGAGGTTTCGGTCCAGACCATCAATACATGGAAGAAAGAACATCCGGAGTTTGTGGAGTCCATAAAAAGGGGCAAGCTTAAGGCTGACGCGGAGATAGCGCACAAGCTGTTCCATCGGGCCAAAGGTTATTCGCATCCGGACGTGCATATCAGCAACTACCAGGGCCAGATCACGACTACGCCGATCACGAAGCACTACGCTCCAGACACCACGGCCTGCATATTCTGGCTGAAGAATCGCCAGCCTGAATTGTGGCGCGATCGTCATGAATTTACCGGCAAGGACGGCGGTCCGATCCAGCATGCGGATGTCTCGGACATGGAAGTAGCCCGCCGCGTGGCCTACCAGTTCCGGCAGGCTGAGAAACAGGAAACCCACCATTGACAGGAGATCGGATATGAAGAGCGCGAAGGTAAAGGCTGCGGAGAAGGAAGAGCGGGCCGAAGCTAAGGCTGCCGAAAAGGCAGAACAGGCCGAAATCAAAGAGGCTGAAGCCAAAGCCGCGGCCAAACCGAAGTACAACGTGATCGTGAACGGCGGCAGTCGGTTCGATGATTCAATCGCGGACCTGACTGAACTGGCGGACATTGCCAATACGGTGCTGGTCGAGAACAAGGCCCGGGACGTGACTATGCGTATCGACCCGCTGTTCGAGAAAGGCGAGTTCGCGGCCCAGCGTTGCGATGGGGTGAAGTAGGACGTGATACGCTGCCGCGCATGGCATGGATTTACTGGACCGTCATAGCGCTGGGCCTCGGGTACGTCTCGGTCCGACAGGTGGGCTGGGCGATTACGCTGATCATAGGTGGCTTGATCCTGTTGGGGTGGCCATTGTCTGTGCTGCTCGGAGGCGCAGGCGTTACCTCGCAGTGAACGACACCTGAGTAACAGCCGACTGCCCCGGTGATAGGGCAACCAGCAGCCAGCACGGACCTGGCATAAGCAGCGGGCAACCGCATAAGCATTCGACCACCTTCGGGTGGTTTTTTTATGGAGTAAACGAAATGAGTATTCTCACATCGCTTCACGGCCGCTTGCTCGGCCTGGATCGTTTCGGGCGGCTGGTCTGCCCTGCGGGTTTCGTCAGTGGCGACGATGATGTCTCGCCTGGTGCGGGTATTACAGCTGGTACTGGCACAGTCTACAGCTCGAGCGTCATCAAGACCGGCAACGTCATCAAGACCGAAATCCTGCTGGACCTGACCGGGCTTGATTCGTCCGGTACGGCCGGTGACATCATCGGAGATAACGCCGGAGGTGCTGCGCATCTCGGCCAGATCACGGCGGCGCGCAACGGGACGATATTCGCCGGCACTATCCGATGCCTGGAGGTTCCGACCGGTGGCGATCCGGATGTCGATTTCTGGGCGTCGTCTGAGGGTGACGGTGCGTTCGATGACTTGATCACGGGCCTGGATGATGACGTGCAGCTCATCAACACCGGCGACTGGACGCTTGAAGAGGACACGCTGACGGCATTCCCGGCGGCCGACGACTACCTCTATGCCACCGCGGGCGCCACGGACGACAACACCTACACCGCTGGCAAGTTCCTGATCACGCTTTACGGGATCTAAATCCTTGAGTGAACTGCTGGCGTTACTCGACAAGTACGCCGGGCTTCCGCCTGATCGCAAGGAAGCGATCAAGTCGGAGGTAATGAAGGCCACGGGGCATCTGCGGTGGGTGCCGAATCCGGGTCCGCAGACCGCTGCTTATGAGTGTGAAGCGGACGAACTGTTCTTCGGCGGCTCGGCCGGGAGCTCAAAGACGGACCTGCTCATCGGCCTGTCGCTGACTCAGCACCATCGCTCACTAGTCCTCAGGCGCACGAACAAGGAAGCCTCGAAGCTGTTCGAGCGGTATTACGAGATCATCCGTACCAAGGACGGCTGGAACGGCCACGACTCGATATGGCGCATCGACGGGCGAGTTATTGACATCGGCGGCTGTCAGCTCGAGGTCGATAAGCAGAAATACAAGGGTCAACCACATGACCTGATCGCGTTCGATGAATTGCCGGACTTTACGGAATCGCAATACACGTTTATTACGACATGGAATCGGCCGAGCCCCGGCAGTCGCGAGAACCAGCGCTGTCGTGTGGTTGCCGCGGGAAACCCGCCGACCACGCCAGAGGGCTTGTGGGTCATCCAGTATTGGGCGCCGTGGCTGGATAAGCGACATCCGAATCCCGCAAAGCCTGGCGAACTGAGGTGGTTCGTGGGCGGGCAGGAGGTTGAAGGGCCTGGCATGTATGAGGTCGACGGCCGTCCGTCACCCGCGAGAAGCAGGACATTCATCCCGGGGAAGCTCGAGGACAATCCGGACCTGGTCGGGACGAACTACGACGCGGTACTGGCGAGCCTGCCGGAAGAATTGCGGCTTGCATACCGTGAGGGGCGCTTCGACGTAGGGCTCAAAGACAATCCCTGGCAGATCATCCCGACCGACTGGATCCGGAAAGCACAGGCAAGGTGGCTGCCGGAGCCGCCCCGCGGCATCCCGATGTGCGCGATCGGCGTCGACATTGCACAGGGTGGCGCCGATAACACGGTGCTGTCCTGCAGGCACGATGGCTGGTTCGCGCCAAACATCAAGGTTCCCGGCAAGGAGACACCGGACGGCTCCACGGTAGCTGCACTGGTCATCCTGCATCGCAGGGACCTGGCCGACATCGTGCTCGACATGGGCGGCGGCTACGGCGGCGATACGCATGGCCGGTTGCAGGACAACGGCATCACGGCAAAGAAGCACGTCGGCAGCAATGAGTCGTTCGCCCGTACTGAGGACCAGACGCTGCGCTTTTACAACAAGCGCACGGAGGTCTATTGGCGGTTCCGGGAGGCACTGAATCCGGACCAGTTCGGTGGCTCGACCATTGCATTGCCGGAAGATCCGGCACTGGTTGCGGACCTGACTGCCGTGACCTGGACCATGGGTCCGAACGGCACGATCAAGGCTATTACGAAGGAAGAACTGGTGAAGAAACTCGGCCGCTCACCGGACGATGGTGATGCGGTGGTAATTGCATGGTCCAGCGGTCCAAGGGCCGCCTCACACGCAAACGACTGGCGCCCTGATGCACGGGTGCGCCGCCCTGCGGTAAGACGTATGCCGCAGGTGAACATGGGTCCACGGAGACACTGATGGCGAATTTATTCAAGAAGGTGTTTGGCGGCGGCAAGGCGCCGCCGCAGGAGGAAGAAAAGCCTGAGCCGCTGGTGCCGGACCATGAGACGTTGCAGCGGGTGGCTCGTCGACGCGCGGCAAGGCGTACCGGCGGACGTGCGTCGACCGTCCTCTCCGAGGACCGTCTGGGACCGTGAGCGTCATCAAGGAACTGATCCAGCGCGGGGATAAGCTGCACGGCAATCGCGGCAGTTTGCTGTCGTTGTGGCAGGAGACTGCTGACCACTTCTACCCGGAGCGTGCGGACTTCACGGTGACGCGACACTTAGGCGACGAGTTCGCTGACGGGTTGATGTCGTCGTACCCGCTGATCGTGCGTCGCGAGTTGGGCAATGCGTTTTCCGCCATGCTCAGGCCGCGAACGAAAGTCTGGGCGCACATGACGGTGGAGGACGAGGACCGGCTGGGCAAGCCTGCAAAGATGTGGCTCGAGGAAAAGACCAAGGTGCAGCGCCGAGTCATGTATGACCGGCAGAGCCAGTTCATCCGTGCCACGCGGGAGGGCGACCACGACTTTGCAAGTTTCGGGCAGACCGTCATCCAGCGGGAGATAGACTGGTCGCGCCCCGGTCTTTTGTACCGCACCTGGCATCTGCGGGACGTGGCATGGGCCGAGAACGTAAACGGCCAGGTCGACGAGATTCACCGCAACTGGAAACCGACCGTCCGCGACCTGATGCGGAAGTTCAAGGGTACGGTGCATCCGAACATTTCGAAGTACGCGGAGAAGGACGGATTCAAGGAGATTCCGTGTCGTGCCATCGTCCTGCCGACTGATGAGTTCGGGGGAGACAGGAAGTACCGGCAGCCGTGGGTGCAGCTCTATATCGATATCGAGAACAAGCACATCATGGAAGAGGTGCCGTTGCAGTTCCACGGCTACACGATACCGCGCTGGCAGACCGTGTCAGGTTCACAGTACGCCTATTCGCCCGCGGTCGTGGCTGGGCTTCCCGATGCGCGGCTGATCCAGGCCATTACGCTGACCTTGCTCGAGGCCGGGGAAATGGCGGTGCGCCCGGCGATGATTGCGACGCAGGACGCGATTCGCTCGGACGTGCAGTTGTATCCCGGTGGCATTACCTGGGCGGATGTCGAATACGACGCCCGCAAGGCCGATGTGCTGCGGCCGATCAACCGAGACCTGTCCGGGATGCCATTCGGTCTGGAACAGCAGGCGGACATTCGCGAAATGCTCGCGACCGCGTTCTACCTGAACAAGATCACGCTGCCGATACGCGGTAAGGACATGACCGCGTATGAGGCATCGAAGCTCTACGAGCAGTACATCCGTGACGCGATCCCGCTGTTCGAGCCCATGGAGACCGACTACAACGGCGCGCTGTGCGAGGACACCTTCGACGTGTTGCTGCGCATCGGGGTGTTCGGGTCGCTCGATGACGTTCCGCAGGACTTGCGGGGGCGAGATATCCAGTTCCGCTTCGAGTCTCCGTTGCACGATGCGATCGAGCAGGAGAAGGGTGAGAAGCTGCAGATTGGCCTGTCCTTGGCGGCACAAACCATGGAGATAGACCAGAGCACGCCGATGGTCATCGACGCCGTGACCGCCTTGCGTGAATCACTGGCGGGTATCGGGTTCGACGCAAAGTGGATCCGGGATGAGCGTGAATTCGCGAAGCTGGTTGGTCAGCAACAGGAAGCGGCGGCGGCCGAGAAGGCTTTGGCGCTTGCGCAGCAGGGTGCGGACCTGCAGGCGACGGTGAATGCTTAAAAAGCGCGGCGACGAGATTGCCCCGAAGTCGAACCCCATTGAGGCGCCGGACTACCTCGAGGCGGATGTGCAGGCATTGCGCGCCTGCTTTCTCAGCGGGGATGCGACCAAGGACCAGCAGATACGTGCCGGTGATTTCATCATCAACCAGATTTGCGGTACCTACGATTTTGCATTCCGGCCCGGGGAGACGGACCGCGAGACGAATGTGGCTCTGGGACGGCAACGTGCAGGGCAGATACTGGTGTACTTCCTGAAGTACGCCCCGACAAAAACCAGCGCCGACAAAATAGCGGCGCGCAAAGCGAAACCAGGAGACAAAGATGTTTCGAACGATTAAGTGGCCGTTGCTTGAAAAAGCTGACCCGCCGTCTGGTCCACCTGCAAGTGATCCTCCCGCAAGTGATCCACCGGCGACCCCTCCGGTCTCGGACCCGCCGAACTGGCGCGCCACCTTCGCAGGCGATGACGGAAAGGTCGACCCGGTACTGGAGCGATTCACCACGCAGCACGACTTCCTGAAATCCTTCAAGGAGACGCAGGCGAGGATCCGCTCCGGCGAGTTGCTGAAGCCGTTGCCGAAGGGCGCGACTCCCGATGACGTCAAAGCCTACCGCGAACAGCAAGGCATCCCCGGCGAGTCGAAGGGCTACTTCGAAGCACTGCCGGAAGGGCTCGTGATCGGTGCTGACGATCAGCCGATATTCGATACCTTCGCCGAGAAGATGCACGCGATCAACGCGCCGCCCGCGTTCGTCCATGAGGCGATCAAGTGGTACAACGATTTCCAGCAGGAACAGACCGAGGCGCTGGTCGAGGCCGACAAGAAGCACGCTGACGAGTGTTCACAACAGCTCCGGGACGAGTGGGGCTCTGACTATCGGGTCAACATCAATGTCACGAAGGCGTTGCTCTCCACCATGCCGGCCGAGACGCAGAAACGCTTCAACGATGCCCGTACCCCTGAGGGCAAGGCGTTCCTGAACGATCCGGAAATCGTGAAGTGGCTGGTGGGCCTTGGCCGCGAGGTGAACGACGTCGCAACCATCGTCGATGGCGGCGCTACCGACGACAAGTCGATCGACGCACGCATTGCCGAGATTGAGGCAACGATGGGTACGAAAGCCTATACGAAGAACGAAAAGGTGCAGGCCGAGCTGCGGAAACTGTATGAGGTCCGCGAGAAGCGGAAGGCGAGGGCAGCATGATGGACGATGACATGATGAAGAAAATGAAGAAGAAGCCTACGAAACAGACCAGCCCCGGCAAAAAGAAAAAGCCGAAGAAGGCCACGCGGCCGACGACGCCGTTGAGTCCGGGGTACTGAGTGTACGCAGAATCCGCCCACCTCCACGCCGGCATCCGCTCTGGCGCCATCGCTTGCTACTGCCCGCAGGATTTGCGGAGCATGGCAGAACACGCTCCCGGCTGCCGCTGGGCATGGGCCATTCAGGAAATCTACCGGATAGAGCGAGATGCTGACGACCGCTGAGCGAATGCGCAGGTTACGCGACCGCCGGGCCCGTGGGGTGAAGCCGGTCACGGTCGAGATCAGCGAGGACGTTCTGAGGCGAATGCGGGAGCGCGGCTTGCTGCATCCAGGCGAAGAGCGCGGACCTGCCTTGGCGCAAGCCATTGGCTTTGTTCTGGAGGACGCATTGACGCTGTGACAGCGTAACGGATCATTGATTGTGCTGGCAGGATTCGACTGCGGCCAACCTGGAAACAGCCCCGCACCTCAATTCTGAGCTAAGGCCCTGCCCGGGCTACGCGAGACCCGCTTATCCAAGCGCCAACTCTCGCAACACCGGAAGCAGCTAACCCGAAGCGAAGGTTCAACCGAATCTTTTCTTTAAGGAGTAGCTGCTATGGTAGATGCAGCACAGATTCAGTATCGACAGGAGTTCGTCAAAGCCTTCGAGCAGCGGCAATCTTTGGTGCGCACAAGCGTTACCACGGAAGCTGTGATCAAAGGCAATCAGGCGACCTTCCTGGTAGCGGGAAGCGGTTCTGATACCGCAGTGACTCGCGGCGTCGACGGTCTTATCCCGGCGCGCGCCGATACGGAAAGCCAGCTCACTGCGACCCTGGTCGAATGGCACGACCTGCGCAGGAAGACCCGTTTCAACATCTTTGCCTCGCAGGGCGACCAGCGGGCGATCATGCAGATGAACGCGGTGGCCGTGCTCAACCGCAAGATCGACTCGGACATCATCACGGAGCTGAATACCGGTACGGTGAATACCGGCGGTGCGGTTACCGCGACGGTGGCGCTGGTCATGAAGGCCAAAACCATCCTGGGTAATAACCAGGTGCCGTGGGATTCGAACCTGTACGGTTTGATCACGCCGGCAATGGAAGCCTACCTGATGCAGACGAAAGAGTTTGCATCACGGGAGTACATCAACAAGCCGTCGTGGGACAACGCGGACCCGGCTTGGCGCGACCAGCCGTTGATGTATCACTGGCTCGGGGTCAACTGGTGTGTGCATCCGAATTTGCCGGGCTTTGGTACGGCGGCGGAAAAGTGCTTCCTGTACCACAAGTCGGCGATCGGACACGCGTTCGATTCAGGGGAAGGTCTGAACACGGCTATCGGGTACGACGAAGAGCAGGATTATTCGTTCGCCCGGGCTACGACCTTCATGGGCTCACAGATACTCCAGGACAGCGGCATCGTAATTATCAATCACGATGGCAGCGCCTTGGTCGCATCGTAAGGAGGAAGTGACATGACATACGCAGCAACCAATCCTCCGGTAGTCGCAGTGCCGGGTATCGGCGGCAAGCCGACGATCTGGGTATACGTCGACGGCGACGACGACGCTACGGTGAACGGCTCCGACTATTTCACCAATGGCAGGGATCTTGGCATGAAGGTTGGAGACATTCTGTTTCTCTTCGACGGGACCAAGGTTTCCGCGCATTACATCTCGGGTGTCGATGATGATGGTAATGCCACCGCGGGATTCATGGCCGTCGCCTGACAACAACTTCTGGTAGCCACCTCAAGGCGCTCTTCATGGGCGCCTTTTTTTTGGAGTAACCGATGAGTAAGACAGCAGCAGAAAAACAGGAGAAGTCGCCCGAGGTACAGAAGCTGGAGGCGGACGTGAAAGCGATCAGTGAGCCAAAGCCGGCGAGTATCCGGGCGATCAACCAGACGCGGGTGCAGCTCGGGCAATCGGCGCGCAACGTATGGCGGGCCGTAGTGCCGCTCGAGGATACGTTGGAGCAGATCATGTCTCCGATGTACTGGATCAACCTGCAACGGATGCTGCGACCGTTGGACCGCATCGAGATTATCCCAGATGACCGGCGGTTCTTTGCCGAGTTGCTGGTGCTGTCGGTGCAGATGCACTACATCCCGGTCGCGCTGTTGTCGCATGTCGATCTGCCGCACGTCGAGATGCAGGACATCCCGTCTGAGTACAAGGTGGAATACGCCGGGCCATACGAACTGTTCCGGGTCCTGCGTAGCAACAAGGTGGTTGTCTCGAAGCTGCAGAGTGCCGACCAGGCGAAGCGCTGGCTGCGTGACCACCTGAAGGCGCAGCAACTCTGATGACCGACAAATTGAGTCTCTTCAACGGAGCTCTGACCCGTCATATCGGGAACGACAAGCTTGCCGATCTCAGCGAGAACCGTCCTGAGCGGCACGCGCTGGACCTGGTCTGGGATGACGGCGCCGTTGATACCTGCCTGCAGCAAGGGCAGTTCGACTTCGCGGCACGGACGGTGAAGATCGAATTCGAGCCGTCCGTGACCCCGCCGTTCGGGCATACCTATGCCTTCGAGCGTCCTTCCGATCTTATTCGGATCATGGCGGTGTGTTCGGACGAGTTCCTGAGATGTCCGCTGATGGATTACGTCTATGAGGGCGCGTACTGGTATGCCAGCATCGAGGCGATCTATGTCCGGTTCGTCTCGAATGACGCGAGTTACGGCGGGGACTTCTCGCTGTGGCCGCCGAACTTTACTCGCTACGTTGAGTGCCACCTGGCGCATGAGGCGTGCCAGCGTATCAAGGGCATGGATCCGAAGAAGCGTGAGCAGATCGCGGTGGACCTTACGCGGTTGCTGCGGGAATCCAAGGCCACGGACGCCATGGAGAATCCGGTGACCTTCCCGCCGCGTGGCACCTGGGCGAATTCACGCGGTAGTCGGTCCGGGGATCGTGGCAAGCGGAACCAGTTGATCGGCTGATGAAGCGGCTTTTGCTCGCATTCAACCGCGGAATAATCTCGCGGCTGGGCCTTGCGCGGATCGACTTAAAGCGCATGGCCTACTCGGCCGAGATTCAGGCCAACATCATCCCGCGGGTGTTGGGTGCGGCAATGCTCCGGCCTGGCTGGAAGTATCTGGCCACGGGCGATGAAGATGCCAGCGGCAACTCTCTGCCGACCATCACGATCCCGTTTATATTCAGCGCGACGGAGAAGGCGCTGATTGAATTTATCGGAAGAGTTCAGACTGCGAATGGCGACCTTCGGGTTTACGTTGATGATGAGCTGGTAAGTCGGCCCGCGGTTACGGCTGCGGTGACAAACGGGTTTTTCGTCGACGATATAGATGACTGGACCGATGCGGATGAAGCTGGCGCAGTGTCCACCTGGACGGATTCAGGGAACCTTTTCTTTGACTATATGGACCTGACTGGAGACGGTCTGAATGCGGCGATACGTCGACAAGAGGTGACGGTCAACGAGACCGGTGTCGAGCACGCGCTTGGCATTACGGTTGACTCCGGCCTTGCGACTCTCAGAGTGGGATCGTCTGCGGGTGCCGAGGACTACATTGCCGAGGTTATGTTGCGGCCCGGGGCGCACTCTCTAGCATTTACCCCGACCGGGAACTTTCATATCCAGTTATCGAATCGGCTGCCGTACAAGGCGCGGCTGTCACGTTGCACTGTAGAAGCCGCAGGTAACATGGTTCTGGGAACGGATTTCAGTGACGATGACTTGCCGTTCATTCGGTACGCGCAGTCAGGAGATATCGTCTTCATCGCCTGCAAGGGTCACCAGCAGCGCATGGTGGAGCGGCGCAGCCCGCGGTCGTGGTCGTTTACATATTACGAAAGTCAGAACGGGCCGTGGCGGGTCATCAACGTCACGGACATTACTTTGACGCCATCGGCTCTGACAGGTACGTCGGTCATCACTGCGTCAAAGGGAATATTCCGAGAGGAACACGTTGGAGGCTTGCTCAGGATAGCGTCCATCGGACAGGACGTGCGGGCCACGATAACGGCCGAGGACACGTTTACGGACCCGATTCGCGTTGTCGGAATCGCCGATGCGCGAATATTCAACGTCAACATCTCGGGAACATTCACGGCAACGCTCACGGTCCAGTATTCGGTGGCGGAGCCCGGGGCGTGGGTTGATCTGGCCACTACCTACACGGCCCCGACGAGCGCGCCGATCGACGACGGTCTGGACAACCAGATCATCTATTACCGGCTTGGCGTCAAGGCGGGTGACTTCAGCTCGGGCACGGTTACAGCAAGGCTGTCGATCGGCGCCGGGTCGATTACTGGTGTTGGTCGGATTGTCGAATTCAATTCGGCCACCAGCGTCGATGTAAATGTTCTCAAGGCATTCGGTGGGCTTTCTTCCAGTAAGGACTGGTGGGAGTCGGTGTGGTCTGGATACCGCGGCTGGCCGTCTGCGGTAGGACTCAATGAGGGACGTCTCGGGTGGGCTGGGAATGACAAGATATTGCTGTCGATCTCTGACTCGTATTACGAGTTCGATGACGACTTCGAGGGCGATGCCGGGCCTATTTCCAGAAGCATAGGCTTCGGTCCTATTCAGGACATTTTCTGGTTACTGCCACTGCAGCGGCTGCTGATGGGTACGGCGACGAACGCAAAGAACACGGCGCCGGCCGTTATCGACGGCAACAGCCCGATTGTGGCGCGCTCGGATTCTCTCGACGAACCGCTGACGCCGACGAACTTCAACCTGAAGACGGTCTCTCCGATTGGCCTGTTCGTGGATCGCTCAGGTACCAGGCTGATGCAACTACAGTTCGACGGTAACGACTATGTGCCGGTCGATATGAACCTGCTTACCCCTGACTTGAATGCCATCGGGATTTCATATATCGCCGTGCAGACCAAGCCGGATATCCGCATTCATTGCGTGCGAGCCGACGGCGCGGTGTCCATGATCGTATTCGACGCCGCTGAGAATGTCGCCGCATGGGTCGAAGTCGAGACAAACGGCGAGGTTGAGCACTGTTCGGTATTGCCGGGCGACGTCGAGGATCAGGTTTACTACGTGGTCAAGCGGGAGATTGACGGGGACACGGTGCGCTTTATCGAGCGGTGGGCACTCGAGTCGGAATGCCAGGGCGGGACGCTGAACAAGCAGGCGGATTCGTTCATCGAATACTCCGGGAGCTCAACCGCGACCATTACCGGGCTCGACCATCTGGAAGGCGAGACAGTCGTGGCGTGGGGGTCGGGGAAGGATCTCGGCGAGTATACGGTGGCATCCGGTTCGATCACGCTGTCCGAAGCGGTGACGAGTTGCATTGTCGGTCTGCACTACCGCGGTCGCTTCAAGGGCGCGAAACTCGGCGCGATGTTCCAGGATGGCATCAACATGCGCCGCAAGATCAACGAGCTGGGGCTTATGCTTTTGAACACGCACCACAAGGGCGTGAAGTACGGGCCGTCGTTCGACAAGCTGTACGATCTGCCGCAGTCGCTGGACAGTACGCCAGTGGCGGTCGACACGGTGCATGAGGAATTCGACTTCGATATGTTTTCCTTCGGCGGTGACTGGTCTGTGGACTCGCGTTTGCACCTGGAGGCGAACGCACCGAAGCCGTTCACGATTCAGGCGGCATCGCTTGGCGCCGACTCTTAGCTGGCGCTACGCCCGCGCCTCCGACATCGATCGTTACTACGGTGCCCGGCCGCAATATCCGCTGAACGCGGCTGTGGTATTGCTGGACGATAAGCCGGTCGGTGTCGTCGGTGTGTCTCGCGAGTACGGCACGGGGCTCTTTTTCTCTGACGTCAAGCCGGAACTGGATATGAAGCGCATGGTGGTATTGCGAGCGATTACGGCCGCGATGGCTATTGTGCGCAAGTATCCGTGCCCGGTGTACGCGCGCGCCGACACGGATGAGGGCCACCGGCTGTTGCGTAGGCTCGGGTTTACGAACCTGTCGGGCGAGGTGTACCAGTGGGTGACGTAGCGTTGTCGAACCGCGAGAAGATCATGCGGCTCGAGGCCGGCATTCTCGAACTGCCGCAGGTCGAGTGCGAGACGTTTCATTACTTCGCGCCCGGGATTTACTGTCGCGAGATTCGCATTCCGGCCGGCATGGTGCTGACCGGAAAGATTCATCGAACGGAGCATATCAACATCATTTCTCAGGGCGTGATTGCCGTGCTGACTGAGGAAGGGCGGAAGCTGATCGAGGCGCCTCTGACCTTTGTTGCGCCGGCGGGGACCAAGCGCGCCGGGTTTGCCTTGAAGGATACGGTGTGGACGACTGTGCATTCCACGAATGAAACGGACCTTGAGAAGCTGGAGCGGGAACTGATCGTGCCGAGTTTCGAGTTACTGGAGCGACAGGAGTGAGCTGGTGGCAAGCGGGTGCCTTGGCGGTGTCCGTGGGTGGCTCGCTGCTCGGCGGAAAGGAGTCTAAGAAGGCGGGCAAGCGTGAGGCTGCATTATTGCGCCGTGAGGCCGGGGCGCGTCGTGCCGAGGGACATTACGCGGCAGAGGAAGAACGTCGACAGGCGCGTTATCTCGAATCGAGGGCGTTGGCGGTGGCGGCGGCTTCCGGTGGCGGTGTGTCCGATCCGACCGTGGTCAACATCCTGGCCGACATCGATGCTGAGGGCGAGTACCGCGCCATGATGCGAAAGTATTCCGCGGACATCGAAGCTGAGGGCTTCGAGGAACGCGCCGAGATTGCTGAAAAGGGCGGACAGGCTGGCGCTGTTGCCAGTTACATCAGCGGTGCCACGACGCTCTTAAGCGACGGCGGCGATCTCTGGAAGAAGTACAAGACGACAATCTGATGCCGAGAATCCCAGACGCTTCATCCTTTGGTGCCCGCCCGTTGCCGGTATCCGATCGACCCGTGGTCCGCGATAACTCCGGGCTGATCGTGGCCGATGCGATATCGCAGGCCGGCCAGAGACTGTCCCGGGTCGCCAAGGTCAAGGAGCAGAAAGACGATGGGATGCGCTATCACGTGGCGAAATCCATCTTGCTGCACGCAGAGGAAGCGGCCAGTCGTGAACTGAAGGAGATCAACGACTACACGACATGGCAGAAAGCGTACGAAGATCGCATGTCGAAGGCTCGCGATGAGGCGGCGAAGCAGATTCGCAGCGATCACGACCGGGCGCTATTCGAAATGGACGCCAGTTTGCATATCGAGCGTGGCGTCGGGAAGGTTCTCGAAGATGCGAAGAGGCGCGAGGTAGACGACGACCGGGCAGGGCTTCAGCGAATGATCGAGGACAACCGCAACGCAATTCTTGAGTCGGAGGATCCGGAGAGGCGTCGGCAGTTTATCGAAGTCACGAAGGCTGCGATAAAGGGCGCTCAGGAAAAGGGCTCGCTGACCGCGCAGGAAGCCGAGCACATGGACACGCAGTGGTCACGCGACCTGGCCGAGGGCTCGCTGGTCATGATGCCTGCAGAAGCGCGTGCGGCGATCCTTGCGAATCCCGAGGGCACGATTGCCGAGTTCTTGTCTCCGGACCGCAGGGCCATCCTGCACAAGCAGGCCATGGATGAGAACAAGGTCACGCGTACCCGGGCCGCGATGCAGAGTCATTCCGACCGCATCATGAGTTCGTTCGAAAGCATGGCGGATGCCCTGTCTGAAGCGCGCAAGATAGACGACCCGGACGTGCGGGAGATGACCGTCGACGACGTCAAGTCGCGCTTCAACGAAATCAAGGCCATTGAATCCGAGGCGGATCAGCAACGCTTTGAGGAATCCGCGAACGTGATCGAGCAAGGCGGCAAGATCACGGACATTGCGCCGGGCGACTGGGCGAAGCTGTCGGTGAATGAGAAGCAAGCGCTGGAGGTGCGCCAGCGGCAGGTTATGACGGCTGAAGAGCCGATTCACGACGACGCCAAATACTACGAGTGGTCGCAGATGCCGGTCGAGCAACAGGCCAAAGAGAACCTGCTGACGTGGCGCCCGTACTTCGATGACCCGCATTACAACCGGGCTGTGGAGCGGCAGCGGTCTATTCTGGATGCGAAGGAAGGCGGCGAGAAAGCAGTGGCCTTGACATCGGCGATGAGCCTCGGTCAGCGAGTAGAGAAAACGCTTCTATCCGGCGACAAGCCGCTGTTCAAGAAAAAGCCGACATCCTCGTCCGGTGCCGAGCAGATTCAGCGCTGGGCGCGTATCGAATCGGCAATCTACGACCGCATCGAACAGGACTCTGCGGCGAAGGGACGGAAACTCGAACCTTTGGAGATGCAAAAGCACGTCGACGATGTGGTCATGGAGCGGTTCTTTATCGACGAATGGGGCAAGGATCCACAAGTCATCGGCGCCGAGATCACACCTGAGCAGCGCAAGAAAGCCTACGTGCCGTATGACGAGATTCCTGCTTCCCAGCGGTCGCGTCTCGAAAACTACGCGCAGTCTATGGGCTTCAAGCCGTCTGAGATGCAAATCGGCAAAGCCTACGCGGCCTTCCGGATGCAGGAAGGCGACGACCGAATCATTGAACTGCTGAGCGACTGATGGGCATATCCGACGAACTGATCGCTCTCGAAGAGGAAGAGCGGCAGGACACTCGCCTGTCGTTTGCGAACGAGCACAAGCAGGAGCCTGAGCGTGCGGCGCGTGTGGTCGAGATGCAGATGCAGACCGGGCTGCCGGTCGACCTGATTGAGCGGAACCTTGAGCATGTCGAGGAACAGACGCGCGAGAAGTTCGACCCTGAGAAGTTCCGCAAGGAATCGCCGGTATTCGCGAAGTGGGCGGCTGAGAATCCGCACCATCCGTCGCTGATCGATGGTGACTACGAAGCGCTGTCCGGACTGGAATGGGTGACAAAGGCCGCTAAGGACGCGCACAAGGCCGGCTGGGCGACGGTCGAGCAGGGCAAGATCGGTCGCCGCATGATGGCCGCGCCGGGCGGGAAGTCTACGCCAGAGGATGAGACGCGACTGGCTGATCTGCGCAAGCAATTCCCCGCCGGTCAGACGTTCGGCGCTAATGAGTGGTATGAAAAGCTGGTGACGGAAGGCGCGCACCTTGCGCCTACCATGGAACACGCGCTGATCGAAGGCTCGCAGAAGGGCCTGCTGACGGCGGTCGGTGTCGGCAGCATGGCGGTTCTGGCTGGTTCGGCCGGTCCGCAGGCGTTTATCCCGGAAGAGGTTGTAACCGTTCCCGCGGCGGCTGGTATCGGTTACGCGGTTGGTACCGCGGTCGGCGCCGGACAGGCTGTCGGCGACCTTGAAGCGGGTCTGGCCTATCTCGAGTTCCGCGAAACCCTGGATGAGAACGGCGAGCCGATACCGCACGATGTCGCATATGCGGCAGCTTCCATGGTTGGCGTGATCAATGCCGGGCTCGAAACGCTCGGGTTGGGCAAGATCGCGAAGCACCTGGGCGGCGAGCGGCTGGTCAAGAGCTTCGGCAAGGACGCGGCTAAAGAGGCGCTGAAGCACGCCACGTTCCGGCAGGCGGTGACGCGGTACGCAACACGTTATGCCGAGTCCGTTGGCACCGAGGTAACGACGGAGGTCCTGCAGGAAGCGACCAATATCCTCGCGGGCGAGATTGCGAAAAGCATGTCTCCGGGCGAGTTCGACAAGATGACGGCCGAGCAAACTGGCGCCCGCCTGTCGGAAATCGCTGTCAAGACGCTGCAGGGCACGGCCATTATCGGCGCCGTGGGTCCGACCAGCCGCTTCGTCGGCGATACCCGGGCGGCGCGCAACGCTTCCAATAACCGGCTGCTGTTCGAAGCCCTCGGGGACAATGCCAAAGCCTCGAAGCTCCGTGAACGGTCACCGGCGAAGTTCCGCGAGTACATCGACCGGCTGCGGGAAGACGGCGGTATCGACAAGATTCGTATTCCGGTGGATCGGTTCGATGAGTATTTCCAGTCGCGCGAACTGAATCCGGCCGAGATGGCGCGTGAGATTACCGGCTCCGATACCGCTTACTCGGAAGCTCAGGCCGGTGGGTCCGACATTGAGATAGCACTGTCGGACTACGCGACGAAGGTGGCGCCATCAGAACATCATGCAGGACTTATCGACGATCTGAGGCTCCGGCCGGACGACATGACGGCGCGTGAAGCGAAGTCCTGGAACGAGAATTCGGACAAGATTCTGACCGATCTCGAGGACTCGCTGGATTCTGACGTCGCAAAGACGGCCGGCTACGACGCGGTGTTCAACGACGTGCTGGGCCAGTTGGTGCCGACCATGGAGCGGGAAACCGCAGAGCGCAATGCAACGCTCATGGCATCGGTGTTCAACACGCTCGGGGAGCGCACGGGGCAGGATCCGAAGGCGCTCTACGATCGGTATGGCCTGCGGATCATCCGCGAGGTGCCGGAAGTCCTGCGTCAGATAGGGAACGTCGACACGCAAATCGACCCGCTGATAGACCGGCTCAGGGCGGGAGACGTGCCGACATCCAGCCAGGTCTACGGGCCGTCCATGCTGGACTTCGTGAAGGCGCAGGGCGGATTGCAGGACCAGGGCGGCGAGCTTTCGGCAAGGGACGTGCGAACGCAGGTTCGCGGTCTGGTGAAGCCGGATGGCCTGACGCTCGACGAAGCGGCCGAACAGGCATTCGACGCCGGCTATATCCAGTCGCACGACCTGAACGAGTTCATGGAGGCGCTGGACAGCGAACTGCAGGGTTCACCGGTATTCACCGGGCGCTCGACCGACGAGACGCTTGAGAACCTGAAAGGCGCGCTGGACGAACTGGACAAGTTCCTCGGCCAGTCGCAGATTGACCTGACAGCGGCGACGAACGATGAGGTTCGTGCGCTCTTATTTCCGCAGGTGGGGGGATTCGAGCAGTCCGGGATTGCACAGACTGCAAGTAT